GGGCAAGCGGTTGGTCGGATATTAGACAAATCAGGTCGTGGCAATCACGCTACGCAAACCACAGATACAAAACGTCCTGTATTACAGCAAGATACGAACGGCAAGTATTATCTGCTATTCGATGGCATTGATGACGCATTGCAGACCGCTAGTGTTAATTTTACTGGCACTGATAAGGTTACAGTATGGGCGGGGGTTAGGAAGTTAAGTGATGCTACGCGAGGTATCTTGGTTGAGTTATCAGCATTAGGCACAGACCTAAGAAAATTTGTAATTGATGCACCATTAGATACGACAAAAAAATATCGTATTGTAATGGCTGGTGATGCTGTAACAAATCCTGAATACGCTTATACAGGTGCTCAATATGTAGCTCCACATACTTCAGTATTAACTGGAGTTTTGAATAGACAATTAACTACAAATAGCGCAATTCTGCGTATAAACGGGCAGTTAAATGGTACTTTCTCAAGCCCATTTACCTATATTGATACTTTTGGCAACTATCCACTATTCATAGGTTCTCGTGGCGGCACATCCCTACCATTCAACGGCAGACTATACAGCCTGATTATAAGAGGCGCACAATCAACAGCCACTGAAATAAGCAATGCTGAAGCATATGTTAATAGTCGCACGGGAGCATATTAATTATGGACATATTTAAAACGCTTATAGTGCAAGCCAACCAAGTAGAGTTGGCGCGAGAAGTTGGGGCTTCGTATGGGGCTGGCGGTGAGGGTATGTTTGTAACTCCGCTATCAGCTAACGGACAATATCCTGCTACACATTACATTTCGTCTGGCTTAATCCCAGAGGAGTTAAATGCTTTGCTGGCTACGATTCCTGATATTGATATATCAGATGAAGAGGCTTTTGTTGCTATGGAGCGACTAGGGTTAAAGATGATTAATAATGAGGTTATTTAATGACAACATCATTAGAATATTTTAGAATCATAGCGCCTGAATTTTCAGCTACTGCTGATGCGTCAGTAACGCCTTTTATCTTGCTTGCTGCTGATTTTATAGACGCTTCACAATATACCAATTCAGAATTAGCGTTAGCTTATATGGCGGCTAGTTTGATGTATCAGCAAAAACAATCATCAAGTGGACAATCCAGCGGCCTTGATTTGACTATGGAGAAAGAAGGCGACTTACAACGTTCTTATGGCGCTAGTAACTCGACATCAGGCATGACTAAGGACATATATCAACAACAACTTGATATGCTTGCTCGCAGCTTCGCAGGTGCTTGTATCATGACGCGCTATGGCATCTAGTACCAAAGACATTGATAAAGGTTACAAGGCATTCAGGGCTGAATTGCAACGTGCCCGAAATGCTACGGTTGAAATTGGCATTCATGCTGATAAGTTCAATGCTGGATTGAGCGTAGCTGAATATGGTGCATACAATGAGTTCGGTACAATCAACATACCAGAACGCTCATTTATGCGTAGTACCTTTGACGAAAAGCAATCACAGATTAATGCAGATATGGCGAAACGGTACGACCAAGTGAAGACGGGTAAAATTGGCGTGCATCGTGCGTTAAGTTTAGTCGGTGAGCGCCACGCGCAGGACATACAGGATAAAATAGGCTCAAACATTGCACCGAAAAACAGTGATGCTACAATCGCGCGTAAGAAGTCCAGTAAAACATTGATAGATACGGGTATTATGCGGCAATCAATACGCCATAAGGTTTCATTATGAGTTTTAGACAACCATATACCATTACACGCACAGCGGCAGGTAGTTATGTCAATGGTTTATTTGTTGCTGGCAATCAATCAACATTGACCATTCAAGCGAGTGTACAGCCTGTTAGTGGTGAGGATTTAAAGCCATTGCCAGAAGGTAGGCGATTAGATGATTATGTAAAAGTTTACACTGATAGCGATTTGCAGATGCTTCAGGAAAGCACAGGAAAGCAACCAGACCGATTAACGTGGCGCGGACATACTTATGAGTGCATTTCTGCTGATGTGCGTCAGATGGGCGTAATATCGCATTTTAAATATATATTTTCAAAGGTTAGCCAATTATGACCAGTGCCATTAATCCACTCAATCCAGTTGCAGGTACACCGACAACGGCAAGCGTACGCGCTAACTTTGCTGCGGCTAAGGCGGAAATAGAAACTTTACAGCGTCAGATTGGTTATGCTGATTACAACGATACATTAACGACCACTACACCGATAGCGGTAAGCCCGAGCACATGGACTAAACTCACTAACAACAAGTTAGGCGCTAATACGCGCTCACGCTTGCCAGTTGGTGTAACTAACTTATGGAATAGTACAACCAATCAAATGGACTTAACCGAGTTGCCAGTTGATGCGATGATTGCATTCCGTATGGATTTAGTGGTAACGACTTCGGCAGTCAATCAGATTGTTAAGCCTCGCACTAGTTTTGCAATCGGTAACCCAGTGGCCTTTCAGCTTGAGTACAGTGAGAATTATTTTAAGACGGCAGGGGCACATAAATTAGTGGTAAGCGGATCGTTTTATATCGGCTCTGATGCTGTTAAAAACAATCCTGCTGAATTCCAATTATGGAGTGATGCATCATGTACCGTAGTTGTAAATGGCTGGTATTTTAAAGTTGATAAGTTCTTAGGTTAAATCATGACGATATCCGCTGATATTTATACTCTATTACAGCCTATTATAGGCGGTTCGGTTATATTTGCAGACCAGAATGCACCAAGGCCAGCGCTGCCATATACCACGCTTAAATTAAGCGGATTCAGACGTATAAATAAAGACCATTATAGCGACCCTAATAATTCAGGTATTCAAACTGTAAAAGGTGATAGGGAGTTTACTGTAAATATCCAGCATTATGGCACTCAAGATACTGAAACATTGCTTAATGATGTTGCTGGTAAGTTACAACTGACAACCAATATCGATAAGTTCATGGCTAAGAAAATCAGTTGCTTTAATACTGGCGTAGTCAATGACCTATCAACCGTGATTAATAACACGATGATTGAATCACGCGCTAGTCTTGATATATTTTGCAGGATTAAATCAAGCCTGACTGATAACGTTGGTTATATTGATACGGTTACTATTGCAGCGAGTGATAACAGTACCGCGACTGATTATACGATTGTAGCGGTTGATATATAAAACTTATCAATCATTACTTTGTGATATAATTTTTTTATGTAGTTTATTTTATAAAAGGAATTGACATGGCAACATTAGCAGATATCGTCAATGTTCAGATTAGTTTGAACACGACAGCCGTGCAGCGTGGAAACTTCGGTACTCCGCTGATTGCTTCACCATTGGCATCATTTGCCGAACGAGTGCGTATTTATACAGAATACGATTCAACTAATCCAGACAACTTAACGCCTATTTTGCAAACGGCCTTATCTGATGCTTTCGCTCAAATTCCGCGCCCTCGTCAAGTTAAAGTAGGTCGCTTATCAGTGGCTAAAGTGGCAATCGCGCCAGTTGATGCGGTAGGTCTTGCAGTGTACAGCCTTAAATTAGGCGGCACGTTGGTTAGTGTTACTGCGGTTGCTTCACCGACTACAAGCACAATCGCTACGCAACTAGCATCAGCAATTAATACCGCTGCGGTAGGTATCACAGCTACAGCGGTGGCTGGTATCGTTGAGTTGGTGTTTACTGGCGCAGTTATTCCAGTGACAGACTTCACTAAAATTCAGTGGGGTGCAATTACACCAAGCGCAACGGCTGGCATTATGGCTACTGATTTAGGCGCTATTCGTGATGAAGATAATTCTTGGTATGTACTGCATTTGACAGAGCGCACAACAGCTCGAGTATTGGCTGCTGCTGAATGGACAGAAACTCAAGAAAAACTATTTATTACAGCAAGTGCAAATAGCGATATTTTAACGCCTGCTATTGATACTGATATTGCAAGTGTATTGAAATCAAGCCAATATTTCAGAACAGCAATTGCTTATCATTCAAAAGCAAATACTGAATTTGCTGATATTGCATGGGCTTCACGAGTACTAACAATTCAACCTGGCGGTGAAACATGGGCGCTGAAAAAACTTGCTAGCGTAACACCTGATAAAATTACAGCAACACAGCGCAATATTATTTACGGTAAAAATGCTAATAGTTTTGAATATTATCAATCAAGCGTTGCATTAACTAATCCTGGTAAAGTTGCTGGCGGTGAATGGATTGATGTGATTAGATTCCGCGATTATTTAAAAGATTTGATTCAAACCAACATGGTTATGATGATGATTAACCGCGACAAAGTGCCATACACTGATAACGGCATTCAATTGCTTGCTAATAACTTAACAGGTTCATTGCGTACAGGTCAAAACGTAGGCGGCATTGCACCTGATGAGGTTGCGGCAGATGGCACTAAACGCCCAGGCTTTAATACAGTAATTCCGTTATCAAGTGAAATTGATGACGTAACAAAAGCAAGCCGTGTTGTTTATTTGCAATTTAATGCACGTATTGCAGGCGCTATCCATGTGGCTGAAATTAACGGTGCGCTCGCGTACTCATTAGATTAATAAAGGGGAATAATGATGGCAGTTGGTGATTTCCAAGGCACATATGCAGCCGAAAAAGTAGTTGTAACTGTAGGTGGGGTTATCTTAACAGGTTTTGGTGAAGGTGACTTCTTAACAGCTAAATATGATGAAGATAGATTCATGAAAAAAGTAGGTGCAGATGGTGAAGTTGGTCGTTCCCGTACCGCTTCACGCGCTGGTACTATTGAAGTTGTGTTATCTGCAACATCAAAAGCAAATGATGAATTAAGCGCATTGTTTAATTTAGAGCAAATCGGCGGATTTGATTCGCCAGTTCCAATTGGTGTTGCTGACTTATCAGGCCGTTCAGTTGCAGGTTCATCAAAAGCATGGTTAAAGACAGCGCCTGATATGGTATTTGGTAATGAAATCTCAGAACGTACTTGGGTTTTTGATTGCGCTGATTTAACCATGAACTATGGCGGTAATGGTTAATTTTAATTAATCTATATTACAATAGGGGCTTAACAGCCCCTTTTTTATCAATGGAGATAATGATGCAACGAGAATCATTTTTTATCGGACAAAAAGAATATGCAGCCAGCAAAATAGGTGCATTTGAAGCTAATCGCATTATTTTAAAATTGCAAAAATTAGTATTGCCTGTTATTGGTGAATTGGCAGGCGATGGTAAGCAAAAAACAGATATCATGAATATGGATATCTCAAATGTATTTGAAATGATATCCAGCAAGCTAGATGATAGCGTGATGACTGATATCGTGTTGCCAATGTTTAAGTTATCTCAAGTAGCTTGCGTGACTGACAATATCAAGATTGATTCACCAATTGCGATTGATAAGGTTTTCGGTGATGCTGATGGACTTGCTGATTTTTATACATTAATTTTTGATGTTTTGAAGTTTAATTTTGCAAGTTTTTTTACGAAAGTGGCGGCAAACTTTGGCGGCAACGTTGGCAACCACGAAGCAATCAAATAGATTTTAGCCGAGTAGGTACGTTATCCGATGATTTAAATAACGAGCTTTGGATATGGCGGCCTATACTTGCAGGTAAGTGTACCTTAGAGGGCGTATTGAGTGGTTTGGTAACATGTGAGCACTTGATAAGATTAAATGCGCTGCTAGATATGAGCGAAGCTTATGAAGGTTATGCTAGGGAAGTAGCGGAAAAACAAAGAAAGTAACAACCAAAACCAGTGCCTAAAAATACTGGTTTTTTTATTTATCATTTATAGTGTTATAATAAATAAAACTTATCAAAGGTCAATCCGATGATTGTCAGGGAATTACTCACTAAGCTTGGCTTTGCCGTAGATAACGCTCAATTAAATAAATACGAGCGTGGCGTAACTAATATCAAAAATCGCGCAGATGAAGCTGCAAACTCATTTCGTAATATGTTCGCTGCGTTCCTTGGTTTTCAGGGGTTAAAGTCATTAGCTAATACGGCTGATGAGATGCAATCTATTGAGGCTAGAATAGGAAAACTACCACAAACTGTAGGTAGTGCAGCCGATTCATTTGATGCAGTTGCAGACCGAGCTAGTGCTGCGAAACAAGGCATAGATGCATATGCTACGTTTTATATTAAAGCAGGAAACGCAACTCAAGATTTTATTTCTAGTCAAGATGAAGTATTAAATATTGTTGATGGCGTAGCTATGGGTCTTGCTGCAAGTGGCGCAAGTGCTGCATCACAATCTCAAGCATTCTTTCAATTAGGGCAGGCGATTGGTTCGCCTACTGTTCAAATGGAAGAAATGAACACGCTGATTGATGTTGCGCCTGATTTATTCAGGGCGTTAGGTAAAGCAATACCTGGCGCAAATGGCAATCTTAAAAAGTTTATTAGTACTGGTCAAGTATCTGGCAAAATGCTTGCTGAAGGTCTGGTAAAAGTTATGCCAGAATTTCAAAAGCAAATGCAAAATATGCCAATGACAATAGGTACTGCTACGGTATTAATAAATAATAAATGGTCTAAATTTGTTAATAAGTTAAACCGAGAAAGCAGTACAGTTACGTCAGTTGCTACGTTCTTTTTAGATGGTTTTAATTTAGTTGAATCATCATTAAATAAACTAGTAGAACTACTAGGCGGTGCATCAAACACTATTCGCATATTTGGCATTGTTGCAGCCGTGGCTTTAGCGCCATTCATTGCTAATTTGGTGCTTGGTGCAGCAATGGCATTGCCAATGATTGCAGCGGTTGTTTTAATCGGGCTTGCCATTGATGATGTTATTACTTATTTGCGTGGTGGTGAGTCTGTTTTAGGCAGGTTTATTGCATGGTTAAAAGATGGCTCATTAGGTGCTGGTATATTAATTGGTGCATTAACATTATTAGGTGCCGCATTTACTGCATGGGGAATAACAACTGCTATCGCATTTGCTAAAGCTGGATTTGCTGCATTGGCATTCGGCGTTAATGCTGGTATAGGTTTATTATCAGTATTATGGTTACCGGCTTTAATTGTTGCTGGCATTGTAGCTATTATTGCTGTTATCTATATGTTATGGGCAAACTGGAATGAAATATGGGGATGGATAAGTGACATAGCATCTAAAACATGGGCTTCGGTAACTGATGGATTTTTAGGCATGGTAAACAAGCTAAAAGAATACTGGAATGATTTTAAATCATTTTTTGGTGTTGGAGTATCGACTAATATCACAGCAGGGCAAGCAGCAGGCGCAGCCGCAAGTCCTAGCGGCGTTGCTGGCGCTGGCAATACATCAAATGCCAATGTAACCATTAATCAGGAATTACCTCCAGGTACTACTAAAGAAACGGCAGACGCTGCTAAATCAGCTACTAAAATGGCAATGGCTGGCACTGGTCTTGATTTCTTAACTGGTGGCATGGGAGCATACTCACAATGAGCATAGGTATTCTTATTGATGTTGGTCAATCGCTTACTACATTTGTCAGTGAGTTAGTGTCTATTGATTTAGATGTAACCAGTGATGAAGTTCATGAGTGGACAAACGAAGTAACGACTAATCCAGTTGAAACAGGTTCCCCGATTGCAGACCATATTCAGGATATGCCAGACAAGGTACGTATTACTGGCATGATTAGCGATAGCGCGATATCCGATAATGTGATTAGGCAATTTAGCGAGATTGATGATACGCAGTTTTTGACACGTTCACAGACTACTTTCGATTTGTTGCGTAACATGATTAAAGATAAAAAACTAGTGACAGTTTACACGCGATATAAAACCTATACCGATATGGCGTTGGTGTCTTTAAGCATTCCACGCAATAATACGACAGGCGATGCGGTAAACTTCACTGCTGAATTTGTGCATGTGCGGATTGTCAGCACTCAAACGGTAGAAATACCAAAAGGTGTTAGTCCTAAAAAGACAGCCAAAATTGATAAAAAGACACAGCAAAAAGCAGAGCCGACTACCAAAAGCGGCGATAAGGCGGTTAAGCCTGTTACTAATGCTAAAGTTACGTCAGTATTAAGTGGATTATTTAAATGACCATACTAGTTGAAATACCTATTTTGCCACAGGTTGCAGACCAGACGCTTAACGTGACGCTGGATAATGAGCCTTACACATTGCGATTGGTTTACAACGTTCGCTTTGATTTCTTTTCGTTATCTATTGCTGAAAAGGATGGGGATAACTTAATTAGCGGTATCAAGGCTGTACACAATTATCCATTAATCAATCGGTTTAAAAAGACTAAGTTTAAAGGCGATATTTACTTATTGCACAAAGGCGGTAAGGATATACGCCCTACATTCAATACAGTCGGGATTGAGTTTGGTCTATATTATTATGATGCTGAATTGCCTGATGACTTCCCTACGCCTAATATTGCGCTAGGTAGCACTATGTCAGTATGGGATGGCGGCAATTCTATATGGGATAGCGGCACGTCTAACTGGGTATAACATGGCACTATTTGAAAGAATATCCGAACTAGAAATTGGTCAGTCAGGCAGCAATGGCATACTGATTAAAGACTTGCGCTTTTCGTTTAATATTGAGAAAACCTCAAGCGAAACATTAAACAATTCTAAAGTTAAGATTTATAACCTGAATCGTGAAAGTCGTAAGCTGATAGAAATACCGAATAACGTAGTTATTTTACGTGCTGGGTATGTTCAGGATTCAGGTGCAATACAGATATTTACAGGTAGTGTCAGACGCGCATTGACTTCGCGTGAGGGCGTGGACTGGATAACTGATATTGAATTAGATGATGGCTTATTGGCTTATCGTGATAGCAAGGTGTCGATTAGTTTTGCGCCTGGCGTTACTGGTCGTAATGTATTGGCTAATATTGCTAGTCGGTTTAATTTGCCAGTTAAGACATTGCCGAACGATATACCTAACAAGCAATATCCAAGCGGATTTAGTTTTGTTGGGCGCGTTCGTGATGCCATGACGAAAGTATGCGATTACTTAGGCTTAGAATGGTCAATTCAAAACCAAGAAGTCCAAGTGATTAAAAAAGGTGGCACTTTACGCAATACAGCCATTTTAATATCACCTGATAGCGGTTTAATCGGTTCGCCTACGCTTGAGGCTAAAACAATGACAGATGCCGATGCTGCAAAGCGTGGAATTAATACTGATATGAAAGGTGTGATTAAACGCACCAGTGAGAAAGATGATGGTATTAAACAACGGTTAGAGATACAAGGTTTTAAGGTTAAAACTTTATTACAGCCTAGCTTACAATGTGGGCAGATTGTAAAGTTAAAAGCAGAAGGCGTTGATGATTTTCTAAAGATTGAAAAACTCAATCATGTAGGCGATTATTACGGGTCTGATTGGTACACTGAATTGTCGTTAAGGTTTATATAAATGGCTGAACAAGATTTTTTATCATCATTACGTGAACTTGTTAAAAGCGAGTTGATAGACGTTAATACTTCGTTGAATGGCGAGATTGTATTTTATGTTGATGGATTCGCTACGGTTAAGCCATTAGCTAATAAGCAATTTAAAGATGGCGATTCACAACCGTTCCCGTTGATTTATAAAGTGCCTGTTCGCTGGCCTAGCTTTAATGGTGGTCAATGTGGATTCAAAGCACCAATTAAAGCAGGTGATAAGGTATTGATTATTATCAGTCAGCAAGCGGATGACGGTAGTGATGACTTACGCAGATTTGATTTGACAGATGCGTATTGTATACCTGCGGATAATAAAGTAATCGCAGGTGGAAGCAATAACGAAGATACGATTATGTATTTTGGTGACGCATCAATCAGGATAACGGCGGAAGGTAAGATTATATTAACAGCTCCTGCTGGCATTGAATATGAAGCCCCTAGTAATGCGTATAGCGGCACTCAAAATGTTACTGGGTTAATTACTGGCAATGGCGGACTTACAGCGCAGGGCGGTGGCGGAGTTAATATTACGGGTGCAATTATCAACAATGGTAAAAATATCGGCAGCACTCATACTCATGGTGGCGTTCAAACAGGGGGCGGAACTACGGGCGTAGTTTCATGATAAAATATACTTATGAATGATATCGCACTTAATCCGATTACCAATGACCTTGATATTAAAGGTTTAGACCTTTATATCATGCAAGGGGCTGATGTGGTTCGTCAGCAATTGCTTATCAAGTTAAACCTATGGACTGGCTCATGGTTCTTAGATACTGATTTCGGTACGCCATACTTACAGGATATTCTGGGCAAGCGCGTAACATTGGGCGGTGCGATTGCAGCCATTAAAACATCAATTTTAGAAGTTGATGACGTGCAAAAAATAGATGAATTCAGTTATACATTTGACCGCGCACAGCGTAAGCTCGTTGTGACGTTTTCAGTTTCTACACCGTTTGGCATCGTGAGATTATCAATATGACATCATTAACAGATTTAGGCTTTAGCCGTGACCGTTTAAACGAGATTAAAACCAAGCAGGACACGCTTGTAACCGATGCGCTAGGCTCGGTTAATACTAACGCTGATTCAGTTATCGGGCAGCTTAACGGCATTTGGGCAGAGGGCATAGACAACGTTAATGAAGTATTAGAAGATACTTATAATGCCATGTACCCAAGTACAGCCGAAGGCACTAGCTTAGACGGTGCGGTGTCGTTTGTTGGTCTTACACGTATTCCAGCAACTGAAACAGTCGTAACTGGCGCGGCTTATGGCGTAGAGGGTACTGTTATACTCGCTAATTCATTGGCTCATGCTGATGTGCAATACAAATCAACTAGTGATGTTACGATTAGCCGAGCTAATGCATTAGACGTGACGATTGAAATCGTTACGCTGGCAAATTCTACCGCTTACAATATATTTGCAGGTGGGTTATCGTTTACTTATACCAGTGATGCAAGCGCAACCAAGTTAGAGATTGCCACAGGTATCGTTGCGTTAGTCAATGCAAGTTCTATTCTGGTTGGTAAGCTAATCGGTGAAACATTCCGCATTTATTCTGCGGATTTAGAAACGCCATTCGCGATTACGGTTGATATTAAATTAAACATTACTTTACGCGCTAGTCCAGTGGTGTTCGTGGCACTTGAGAAAGGCGCGATTGAATGCCCTGCTGGGGCATTAGTCAGTATTGATTCCCCAGTCGTGGGCTGGGATAGTTTGGTTAATCTTAAAGCAGGGGCTCCAGGGCGTAATACTGAAACTGATGCAGAGTTAAGGTTAAGACATGCTAAGTCAGTACGCGCCACAGGTTCTGCAACAGTCGAGGCTATCCGCGCCCGTATGTTGCAAGACGTACCAGAAGTAACATCAATCAAGATTTACGAGAATCGCACGAACGTAACCAGCGGTGACGGTATACCGCCTCATGCTTTCGAGAGCGTAGTTGTAGGCGGTACTGATAGCGATGTTATCAATCAATTGTGGATAACTAAACCTGCTGGCATTGAAACACACGGCAATGAGTCAGGTATTATTATTGATTCAAATGGTGACGCGCAAACAATTAAATTTAGCCGTTCAGTGCCTAAGTATGGATGGTTAAATATCACGGTTGCACTTTATACCGAAGAGACAGTGCCAGAATCTGCAAACCTAGCGATTAAAGAAGCCTGCTACGACTACGCTTTATTAAATATAGGCGTAGGTACTGATATTATTATTCAGCGGTTCTATGGCGCTATCTACGAGGCTGTAAGCGGTATTGGTAACGTTACCATTGAAGCTGCTATCACTGATAGCGTATTAGATACGCCGAGTTATGTATCAACTAATATAGCCATTGGCAAGGCAGAGAATGCTGTATTTGACATTGCTAGAATTTTTGTTTCAGGGGTATAAAATGCAAGTTTTTAAGAATAATGTAACAGTATTTATAAATCAGACAGCAAGTTCCAGCACAACGTCTATTGTGTTGGATGATGCAAGTGATTTGCCAGTTTTGGGCGGTGCAGATTGGTTTACGCTGACATTTTATATTTCAGTTGATGGTGTGGAATCAAACTGGGAAATTGTGAAGGTTACCAACGTATCTGGAAACACTATAACATGCGTTAGAGGTTTTGAAGGTACAACACAAAGAGAATGGCCTGCTGGGGCAGTTGGGCAGATTAGAAATACAGCAAATACTCTTTTGGATTTAGTTCTTGATACAAATAGTGCAGTGGCAACGGCAAATAATTCGCTAGGTATTGCAAATTCAAAAGCCAGCTCATTAGATTTAATAAGCAATTCAGGCTCAAGCTTAATTGGACACATAGCAAGCGGTACAGGTGCAGCAGCCAGAACAGTACAAAGTAAGCTTAGGGAGTTTGTAAGCGTCAAGGATTTTGGCGCGGTAGGTGATGGCGTTACTGATGATACAGCAGCGATAAACCTAGCAATCACAGCAGTAGGCGCGGCTGGCGGCGGTATTATATATTTTCCTGCTGGCACATACATTGTTGACCGTGTTGGTGCTGCTGCTGGAAACTTTGATTTAGACGTTTGTATTGATGTGCAGGTGGACAATGTTCATTTGGTAGGTGCTGGCATTGGCGCAACTATAATAAAGAAGGCGCAAAATACAACATCTGCTCACGTTGTTAAGTTTGGGCGCAGAGTTGGCACACCTATTCTTGTTGATAACTGCTCTCTGAGTGATTTGACTGTTTACGGCAATCGCCTAACAGTTGGCACTCCTGCAAACTCTAATATTGACGTATCAAGCGGCGCAACTCGTGTCATTATTGAGCGGATTAATTCAGAGCAATCTACTGGTTACGGCATAGGGATGCAGCGTGACGCATTCATTGGCTGCCGCATTTCTGATGCCTACATTACCGACTGTAATAATGACGGTATTGATTGGAAAATGGATGTCAATAACTCTGGTTACGGAAACATTGTAGAAAATATCACCGTCTTGCGTTTTGGCTTGAACGTTACGCCTGGAACTCCGCAATCTGGCGTAAATATCCGTACTGGCGTATCTGCTAAAAACATTTATTGCGCTGAATATGGCGCAGAAAATACAGGCTTTCGTGTTGATGGAAGTTTAGATACGACCGCGACACAACAATCTTTCATTGACAATATTAAGTGCGTATGTACTGGCGGCTTAAACTCTAAAGGCATCCATACCTCTGGCGTTGGCTTTAAAATGTCAAATGCCTATGCAACAGGCGCAGCCATCAATTATTGGATTCGCACCGTAAATGGTGAATATACAAACATATCCTCTGTTGCTGGCACTGATGGCATCTATATTTACGCTGATGCAGCAGATGGTGTAAATAATAATACCTTTACCAATGTTCACGTTTCTGGTGCAACGACTGGTATTCGCGTATCTGGTAGCGGCCCTGATTTGGTTGGCAATACGTTTATTAACGCTGTTCTAGAAAGCAATACAACCCATGTTCTAATCGCTGCTGGCGTTTTGAGGACTATGTTTATAGGCGGCTCAATTCCAGCGATGACTGACAGCGGTACAGGTACGCAAATATTTGGCACAACTGGAGCAAGCAGTTTAGCTGGGCCAGTGCAAATTGGCAGAAATGCACAGCAACATTGGAAAATTAGCGGTGATGGTTCAAACAATGACATTCTAGGTGTAAGCGTTGGAGGCTCTGCTAAAGCCAATAGAATTTTATCTGATGCAAACTCAGGTGAACTTCGCTTATATACGTTAGCCAACCAAGACGTTGTTTTTTACAGAAACAATGCGGTTAGATTGAGAATTACTGACCTAGAGGTAAGACCAGGGAATGACAATTTAACATCATCAGGAAGTGCTTCTGCAAGATGGTCTGTTGTTTATGCTGGCACCGGTACAATTAATACTTCAGACGAAAAAGCAAAGCAACAAATACGCAAATTGAGCGAAGCTGAAAAAAGTGTTGCCTTTAAATTGAAGTCTCTTATCTGTGCCTTTAAGTTTAACGATGCTGTAAATTCTAAGGGAAGTGAAGCTCGTATTCACTTTGGTGTAATTGCACAAGAGGTTGTTTCCGCTTTTAAAAGCGAAGGATTAAATCCTATGGAATACGGTGTGATTTGCTATGATGAGTGGGATGATGTTCCGGAACAGTTAGATGAAGAGGGTAATTTGATTCAGGCTTATATTCCAGCAGGCAATATCTATGGTGTGAGGTATGAAGAATTACTAGCATTTATGATTGCTGCGTTATGAACAAAACTAACTTTATTCACGCTGCATGGGCAGTAGGTATGCAATTAATAGGATTGCAAACTTCTTTAACTACACATGGACTAATAGGTGCTTAAAAAATGCCAAATTTAAATCAAATTAACGGTGCTGAATTTGGACTACCTAAAAAAAGGGAGTACGTAGAAAAAGTTAGCACAATCCTTGATTATAAAAAAATAGCAGTATCAAGACTTGCTAGTGTGCTTCCTGAGAAACCTCTGGTTACGGCTTTAACAGAAGCCATGGTCTCTCAGCTTTACGATTTAGAAATAGTAGCAGATCAGTTAAAAAATGAGCGCTGGATAGATACGGCTATTGGCAAGCAATTAGACGGTTGCGGTGAGATTGTAGGCGAGAAAAGACAAGGGCGTAACGATGACGATTATCGTGATGCAATTAACTTTCGCATATTCGTAAATACTTCAAATGCCACGCCTGATGATTTGATGCAAGGGTTAAGATTTTTAACCAAGCCTGACAATATCCAATATATTGAGCAGTACCCAGCTACCGCGATGTTGTTTACTGATGGAGCAAATATCAATCCTAACATTCACACTGCAATGCAGGACTTAGCTCCTGCCGCTATTAGCGATGTGCCAGTATTGGTATCATTCAGTCGTAAAGACCCATTCAGATTTGCGAAAGAATCCGCGCCTAGCGAGTTGTTTGTTAATGGAAATGCTGATTATTTAACCGCTAATGGTTCAGATATTCAAATATCATCAAGTACAGTTTCAGGCGGTTCTACATTAAGTGGGATTGCACCTGCTGAATTATTTATGGGAACTGAATATTTAGAATTAAGCGATGGGTCATACTTGGCAATTCATAATTCAAATACAAATGTAATCATTGATAGCGGTTTTCATTTAACAGGTGTTTATACATAAATTTTATGTATAATAACTAAAATTATGATAGGTTTTACTTATGCAGACTTTCTCTGAAAATTTTGTAACATACCCAGACGCACAGCAAAACGTAAACGCGCCGCCTGATTCCGTGTTATTAAGTGGTTTTATTCCTGAAACGGCAGGGGCAAGAGGTCAGCCATTAGCCGCTCAATGGCTCAATTATTTATTCCGTACTTTGTTTCGTTATATCAATCGCGACAAGGTAACAGGCGCGTCAGGTACGGCATTATTTCCATATGCTGAATCAATGATTCGCATTGAAGCTATCGACATGTCAGACACAAATAAATATCTAGTTGCGATTGGTTATAAAGGTGCTGCTGGCACGTTACATTCACTTAAAGTTATTTCTAGCGCAACATTAACACTCGGTACACCTACGACCAATGGCGACCAGCCAATAGTTGGCGGTTCTAATGTTCGTGTTGTTGGAATATCAAGACAAATAGGAGATTTATAATTATGGCCTTAACTCCAGTTCAGGAGGCGCAAGTCCTCGATTTAATCGCGCAACAATCCGCGCTGCTTTCACTTGCAGGAGTTGAAGCAACCATTCTAAGCAAGCTGGGCGCGACTAAGGTTACGTTGTCAGATTTGCCTACTGCTACTGCAATCAATGATACAGATTTGTTATTGTTAAGACAAGGCACTACTGATAAAAGTGTTACTGGTTTAACTTTTAAAGGATTAATTCCAACGGTTGCAGATGCAAGTGAAACTGTAAAAGGGATTGTTGAGCTTGCGACTAACGCCGAAGCACAAACAGGAACTGACACATCTAGGGCGGTTACTCCGGCTGGGATTGCAGCTTCATCTTTAGGTCGCGGCCAAACTTGGCAAAACTTAACTGGGAGCAGGTCATCTGGTGTTACTTACACAAACTCAACAGGTAAGCCCATTCAAGTTGCAGTTTCTGTGGACTCACAAGCAGGAACGCAATATTTTGTTGTGGATGGCGTGAATATTCTTTCTTGGGATAATACACCAGCCGAAGTCAACCACGGTTGCGTTGTAGTGCCGAACGGTTCTACTTATGTAGTAAATGCAACAATTATTGTTCATTGGGCGGAGTTAAGATAATGAAATATTATAAAGACAAAAATAACCAAGTTTATGCTTTTGAGGCAGACGGTTCACAAGATGAATTTATCGGTGACCATTTAATAGAAATCACCGAATCCGAAGCGCTAACGATTACAAACCCGCCGCCAACATCAGAAGAGCTGCAAGCGCAAACGAACGCCGAAGCGCGCGCATATCTTGCAAGCACAGATTGGTATGTGGTGCGGCTTTCTGAAACTGGCGTACCGATTCCTGCTGATGTTGCCGAAGCGCGTAAACTGGCTAGGGAATCCGTAAAATGATTAACTTCGCTATCTGGTTGCTATATTTCATTCCTGCCATTCTGATAGAGTTGGTTTGTTATGTATCAGCTCCGATAGTGGCGTTATTCATACGCACCGAACTACGCTATGACGTTGTGAAGAGATTAAATAAGAAAATGGTAACAATGCCAAGGGATTATTTAATCAAGCCTTTAATGTACTTTCAAACGCATGATAACGCGGTCGATGAATGGTGGTATGGAATGTATAACGTTGGCCACTGGTTTAAGTTTGCGCGTGACTGGACACAATCCGATTACGATACTAAATCATGGGTGCGTTACTATTGCCGCGTGATGTGGCTATGGCGTAATAGTGCTTATGGCTTTCATTATGCGTTATTTTCAAGGCCTAAAGAATTGCCATTAAGTGTGCATGAGTACGGCATTGAAGATGTAAATTTTTGGTATAAGCTACAGTTATTTAAATCATCATTTCAGTTTGAATTGCAATTGCCATTAGGTAAAAGATATTTAAGTATAAATATAGGCTGGAAGGCTCACAAATTCACGGAAAGACTGCTATACGCAAATAGAATAATCAGTTTTAGAGCGTATTAATATAGCGCCATTAAGAGCTGCTAAAGTAACAATATGACAAAGGGTATTAAATGGAAGCGATAATGGCAAAAATAACTGCATTGTTAAGTGGAATAATTCCGGCAGCAATAGGTAGTGCACTATCTCTTTATGTAGGGAAAGATAAAAATAAAACAATGGGCAGGGTTGAATTGTTCATTGTTTTTCTTTTTGGCATATTTTTAGCGCATTATATTGGTGGATTTGCTATTGAATATAGCGAAATAGACCACGCTTCAATTAGTGCTGATGCCATTAAGCTTACAACAGGGCTTATTGGCATGGCAGTTGTTACTAATTTAATGGTACAAATCCCATTGGCATTTGAAGCTGCACGTAAGAAATGGTTAGGTGAATAATGCTATACATCATTCTATTAGCTATCTGCGTGGCAGTAGAATTATCGCCACGAATAAACACTGAAAATAACATCAAAAAAATAGCTTTAGGCTTTGTAATGGTTGGTTGCATTGTTGAGTATTCAGGTCATCATTCACATTTTATTGAGATAGGGATTGCTGCCTATCTATTTGCAAATTTATTTACTGCATATTGCACCAAGCCTAAAAGAAGGGCAGTAGATAAGTGATTAACTCTCGTAGCTTGAATGATTTGCACCCAAAAGTTAAATTACTTGCAGAAAAGTTTATTGCATCATGTGATAAGGCTGGAATTGATGTTTTAATCTATTCTACTTATCGTGATGCTGAAAGCCAAAACGCGCTATATGCTCAAGGTCGCACTAAGCCTGGCAAGATAGTTACCAATGCCAAAGCAGGACAAAGCTGGCATAACTGGCGGTGTGCGTTTGATTTCGTGCCAGTGGTAAACGGTAAGGCAAGATGGGATGATAAGGCAACTTATGCAAAATGCGGTGAGATTGGAGAAAGTTTAGGGCTTGAATGGGCAGGTCGCTGGACTGGTAAGCTACGCGAAACAGCGCATATGCAATTTACAAATGGCTTAACTTTGGCTGATTTGCAAGCAGGAAAGACATTTTAATGCGAACTATTGCCTGGATATTCATAAAATCATTTTTCAGCAAAGCGTTAGACGTTTTCATGCGCTATCCGCTGCAAATAATTTTAGTCTTGGTATGTATATATGCCTTTTGGCAGAAAACGCGCTATGACGCGATTGTAAGTGATTACGAGGCATATAAAGCAGAGATTGCACAGCAGTCTAAAATGCAGCAGATTAAGAATGAGATTTTACGCAAGCAAGCTGAAGCTAGT